GGTGCTAAATGGCACAAACAGCTACTACTGGTAATCTGGAAAATGCCCAGAGAATCATTATTTCATCAGCCAGGTATACAGAGGAGCATAACGCTCCAGCCATGAACCTCATCGAGCAATTCACATTGCCGAAGGGTTCAAAACAGGTCACAGTCCCGAAAGTGGCCTCAATGGATATGTCCGATCTCGTTGATGGTCAAGACATCATCGATGAGGAAGATATCGGGATGACCACGGTGGACTTAACCGCAGCGGAAGTTGGGGCTAAGATCATCATTACAGACAAACTCGCACGGCAAAGTGCAGAGAATGTCTTCTCCATCATAGGCCGTCAGTTAGGTGATGGCATGGCAAGGAAAAAGGACAAAGACGTTCTCGCACTCTACAGCGGTTTCAGTACAGATATCGGAGCCGCAGGCAGAAGTATGAGCCTTGCCAACGTATCCGCAACCGTGGCATATGCCAAGGGTAACAAGTTCGGATCACAGGTCTATATCGTACAGCACCCGTTTGCTGTATGGGACATTGCCAATACGGCAGTCACAGCTTCTGCTACCTACCCGGTACCACACGGATGGTCTGAGGACCTACTGGGTAACTTCTTCAGCGGTTTACGCCCAATCAATGGGGTAGCTATCTTTGAAGACGGGAACATTTCGATTGACTCAAGCGATGACGCTATCGGAGTCTGTGCAGACAAAACGGCATTAGCCGTACTCAAGAGCGTGGACACCAGAACTGAGCGACAGCGTGACGCTTCCCTTCGGGCAACCGAGGTAGTGATCACCGCTGACTACGGTGTGTTTGAACTTGATGACTCCAAGGGTGTCGCATTAACATTGGACGCAGCTACACCTGCAACATCTTAATTAGGAATAGGTGAAACAGTATGGCAATGACTACTAAGGAACGTACTGAATTACGAGAGGAATTGGTTGGTCAGGGGTACTCCTGGAACTATATTGACGAGTGGCAGCCGAAGGTCGCGCTGTACCGCCATAGGGAAATGAAAAACCCTAAAGGTGAAGTGGTGAGCGAGGCTGGTACGAAGGTCGAAGGATTGCCAGGGAATCCTGATTATATAACGAGAAAGGCGAGACAGGGGTTATTGCAGTGGCCTCCGACAGATTCGTGTACCTGTAGATGGTGTGCGGATAGGAACAAAGCTGTGACCCCTGATACCTCGGAAACGCAGGAGAAACCTGCCGTAAGTTTAAGACGGGGAACGAGGATAACAACCCCTCGTTTCACATCTAGTTAGGTGTAAAGATTGCCGTGCCTAGCGATATATTAACAACGGTGATCGCAGGACATAGAGCCTGTTATAAGGAGAATTATTATGGCATTTCCGAATAGTATTTTTTTAAGTTATGGACAGGAAAAGGTTGAGACTGAAGAACAGAAGCAGAAACTCGGAACACGAGCACAGCTTCCTGACGGAAGAGTGTTCTACTATGCTAGATGTGGGGCTGCTGCTATCACTACCGCAGGTATGATTGTTGATGCGGCTGCCGCTTTTGCTATAGCTGCACATGACATGGATGTTCCTGCTAACGCCAATGCTGTAGGCACAACAGCCGTAAGTGTTGAAGTTCCTACTACTGACTTGACGAAAAACCAGTATGCAGATGGGTATCTGATCTTTAATGATGGACCAGGAGAAGGTGAGGTGTATCGAATCAAGTCTCACCCAGCCCATGATGCGTCTGACGATAATACGGTCAGCATCACAATTGATGAGCCTGACGGATTAAGGACCGCTACTACGACATCATCGCTTTTTGGTATATTTGTAAATCCTTATTCAGCGGTGAAAATCATTGATGGTGACGGAACTATGGAAACCGGTGCGTTGGGTGTAACAACTATACCTATGACAGCCAATTACTATGGCTGGATACAGACTGCTGGTATCGGCAGCGTTGCTGTTGGTGCTGCGGTTGGAGTCGTTGGAGATGGTCTTCAGATTTCCCAGGCATCTGGTGAATCTGGACGAGCAGAACTCTATGACCTTTCCGGTGAAGATGATATCCAATCCATAGGAACAGCAATTGGTATCCCGTCAGTAGACACTGACAAGCAAGCGTGTATGTTAACCATTCGATACTAGGTGTAATAGAATATGATACAGGAATTATGGACTCCGAAAGGGGCTAACTATTCAGGTGTAGCCCCTCTCGGAAGGAACGCAGAAACAGGTGGTAGCATAGTCAGGCATAAGTTCATGCTGAGAGCCAAGGACAGGTTCGGACGGGAACATAAGACAAGGGTCGAGATCCTTGCCGATGAAGATACCAGTCAGAACCAGATCGAAGAAATGATGGGCAATGCAGCCGAGAGTTTCATGGAAGAAGTACGGACGAAGTATACCAAGCGACCGCCTACACAGGATGAAAGGAAACAGATAGCACAGGCTCTGGAAGCGTTCAGGGTCAGTGCTACTAAGCGTAGAGGCCGTACCAATTCGGTACGGTACTATCAGAAAGTGTGAGGAATAAGGAAATGGAAGTACAGGTTAAGACCGAGGATATCCAGGCTGTAATGGCAGGTAATCCTCAGATGACTTTACAGGTAGAGAATCAAGCACTAAGGAGATCCCTTGGTGAGCTGGAAGAAGAAAACAAACGGCTTACTGATGAGTTGGAGAAACTCAAGAACGGTAAAAAGGAGAAATGACTATGCCTAAAGTTGGCGGAAAATCTTTTCCATATACAGACAAAGGCAAGAGGGCTGCCCGTATAGCTAAGAAAAAGAAAAAGATGGGTAAGAGGTATTAGTATGGCAGCAAAATTTACTGAAAAACAAAAACAACAGCTAAAGGATCCCAAGTTTGCTTTATCACTACGGGCAACGAGACCGTTACAGGCTGCAAAACCAAAGCAAAATCCTATAAAAAGAACTGCTAAACAGGTGAGAAGGAAGTGATATGCCAGCTATACAAGGGAGAACCCGTGAACAATTACGACAGCACATAGGCCGTGCTTTAGGGGCTGTGTATGTTTCTGCTGCTACGTCAAGTGGAAGCACATCTACGCTTCTTGATAACACACTGGTGCTTGGGGGAGCTGATAACCAGATAGGCAAATGGATACGCTTCACAAGCGGTAGCAATGATACGCTTACAAGAAGGATTACAGATTCATCCATTAGTAGCAATGTCACCACTTCAACCTTCATGCCGGTAGCAACAGCATCCACGGCATCGGAATCCTACGAACTATGGGATAGTGCCTACAACCCTGATGATATAGATGACTTCATCAACCAAGCTATTATTTCCTCTACAGGATGGGTCTATGATCCCATTGAAGATATAACCTTGCATGGTGATGGGCACCAGACACGGTTCGATATCCCAAGCGGTATCTCCATGATATCCAAGATCGAGTACAGGGAGAAGGTCAGTAGGGTGCGTATCCATGCCTGTGGTACAACCTTTGACGAAGCGACTACTGCGTATGCTGCTGATCCAAATTACTACACTCAATCACTTGACACCAATGACAGGAAGCAAGGCAGTCAGGCACTGAAGCTGGTGATAGCGGCAGGAGCATCTGCTGGTGAATTTCTTTCAGATTCTATTACCTCTCTCAACCTTTCCAAGTACGATACCATAGAGATGTGGGTTAAGAGTACCGTGGCAACCAGTGCAGGGAACCTCAAGCTGCTTCTTGATGACACCGCATCCTGTGCATCCCCATTGGAAACACTTAGTGTCCCAGCCCTCAGTGCGGATACATGGACATTTGTACGGATGTCTATGGCAAATCCGGAGACTGACACGGCTATCATATCTGTAGGTCTTGAGTATGACTCCGACATCGGAGCCGTTACTGTCTGGATAGACGATATCGTTGCTGTAGCCAGTGATACAGCTGAGTGGACTACCCTCGACAGGCGTAACTGGAAGATCGACAAGGAAGCACGGGATCTCATCCTAGTGCGTGACGGTCATAAGGCAGTTGCCTATTCCCTGATGAAAATCACAGGCGGTGATAAGCCTGCATTGATGACAGCGGATTCAGATACCACGGAGATACCCGAAGAGTACGTGATAAACCAGGCAATCACCTTTGCTTTGTTATCCTCATCCGGGGGACCAGGCACAGATCCTGATTCAAAGAGACAGCTCTCCGCATACTGGGCAGAGCAGGCTACAAAGGCACGCAGGGCATTCCCTATGCTGGCTAATGTAAGGGTCGTGGACTGATGGCGAACTCTGTTGTAGAAGAAAATGAGGTGTACCTAAACGGTGTGTACTATCCAACAACACGGCCAGTACGGTCAACACTTGCTTCTATTTATCCGGCAAAAATAGTCATAGGTGATACCAGTAAGGATTCACAGCTACGGTCATCCATCGTGGCGTGGTCTGACTGGCGTGGCGGCATAGGAATCAACCGCATGGAAGGTGCAGGTGATGTCAACCGTGCGTGGTTCAGTCAGTGCCAGCTCCGTTATAAGAACCATCTTGTCCTTCCTGGTTTGGTAACAGAGACATCAGCCCCTTCGCATAGCCTTACTGATGCTACTATTGGGGCAATCAACACGCTGGATGGCGATGTGTATGCGTTCTGGAACGGGTCAGTATCGGAATCCCCGAAGCTGTACAAGTTTGCCAACGCCAGTGATAGCTGGGGTTCTGAATTAACACAAAGTGCAGCAGATCAAGTAACAGATAGCGTTATATACACAGCTCCATCAGGAACAAGCTATCTGGTATTTGCTCATTATGATACGAATGGAAGCGGCATCACGTACAGCAGTAATGGGTCTACTTGGAAAACAGATACTAACCGAGGTGCTCAGTTCGTCACAGTATGGGATGAAAGATTATGGGCTATCACAAATGCTGGGCAGTTGTGGTATATAGCAGGGGATCTGGATACTGACAGCAGCGTGGACAACTCCGAGGTTTTGGATGCCATGCTTCCAACCCCGGACGGAACCGTAACCAAGCTGTTCGTAGCAAGAAATGCTATGGGGCTACCTGTTATCTATGCAGCGACCAAGGAAGGATTGTTTATGCATAACGCTGACAATGCCATGTTTGAGGCTACGCAGATGACATTTCCCACACACCCAAACAATGGGAAAGGAACAGCAACATGGCGTGATTCCGTGTACATTCCTTCAGGGAATGCTATATACAAGTATATCAACGGCAACAATGCCGCAGTCATAAGCGTGGTTGGACCAGATCGTGATGACGGATTGCCGTCAGATAAGCGTGGTGGAATCCATTTACTTTCAGGAACGCACAATGAATTGCTTGCAGGGGTGGATGCGACCACAGCTCCGTCCACTATTTCATCAACATCTATTCCGTACCAGTGGCATAGCACCCAAGGCTCACCTGTTATAGCCCCGGATACAGGATATAGCTCCATACTTGGATACAATGACATGGGGTGGGAAACGAAATGGCTATCCAGCACATCAGGTAAGGGACTGGATTCCATGCACGTAACATCGGCATATGATAAGTACCGTGTGTATTGGGGACACAATAACAAGGTACATTATATGGCATTGCCATCGGACATAATAAATCCATCGCAAGTAGTTGAGTTTGCTTATGCAACCAGTGCTATCCATGAAACACCTTGGTTCAACGCAGGCCAGTCCGAGGTGGATAAACTGGCACTCACCCTACGCATAGAGGCACAGGACCTGAGTGCTGCTGACAAAGAAATCGTGAAGATAGAATATGCTACCGATTATAACGAATCGTATACCACGGCAGTAGCTACCCTGAATTCCTCAACAATGTATGCCCAGACAGGAGTGGGTGATGGAAGCTCTGGCACATATACCTATCCCTTTGTAAATGCCGGTACTGAGGTTCCAGAAGGCATAACCTTCAGGTCAATAAAATTCAAGCTCACCCTTGAACGGGATGATGATGATACTACCGGGCTTGAGAAGTTTAATACCCCTGATGTGGTATCACTGACCTTGTCTTTCCGTAAAAAGATCCCTGCCAAGTGGGGACATACTGTGGATGTAGACCTTACGAGGGAGTACAAGGGGAATGTACCAAAAGATTTAAGATCGAATCTTGTTGATGCTATTGAATCCAAGACGCTGGTGGAGTTTACATTCCGTGATGACAGCGGAGGCACACGCAACTACTATGTTGATGTTGTTGCTGCACAGGGAATGGAATTTACAGGTTATGATGAAAGAGGATCTACGACTATTCAGGTCGTGGAACCATAGAATAGGAGAATAGAATGCGAGTAGACCAAGGAACAACCAACGTATCATCGGCTGGCACAGCCGTCCAAATGAACAATGTGACCAACAGGGTAAAGCACGTAATATTCAAGGCACTGGCAGGCAACTCAGGACTTACCTACGTTGGTGTGTCTGATGTAGCGGCAGCTCTTGGATATGAACTATCAGCAGGAAACACAGTGGAACTGAACTTCGGTGAGTTCGGAGGATCTGTCCCGGCTAATGTGTTCTATGCAGATGCTGCCAGCAATAACGATAAAGTGTGCTGGATTATGATCTTGGAGGGGTAATGACTACACAAGCACAGGTACAAGTCCCCAGTACATGGGAAGGATCAGTGCCGGAGTATATAGCCTATCAGACATTTGTCCAGTTAGGGAAAGAACCTGGTGTAGACTTTACCTACCAGTCACCACTTATGGGCGGACGGATGGACAAGGGTGGGGTTGTGCTTGACTTCATGTTCACCAATCCCCCGGATTTGGCGGTTAATGTGCAAGGGGTGTATTATCACTACCAGTTCGGGGTTGAAGCATCGGCTAGAGATACAATGGCCAAGGCTTCCCTGGCACAACAGAATATAACTCTGGTCTTTATTGATGACGATGACCTCATGGCAGATGCAAAACACTACTGCCGTGAAGCACTCAGATATCGGGACCATTCCAGATTAGGAGGCGGCTAATGACAGTTAATTTCAGGGGATATTTATTCAACGATGCAGGTAATGCTGTATCAGGAGCATCAGTCAAGCTCTTGGAAACGGGCACTACTACCCAGGAAGGGTCTACCGTTACGACTGATAGTGCCGGTCTATGGTATTTCAACGAGGCAGATCAGGACAGGTATGATGTTGAGATAACCTCCGGCAGTTCGGTACGCAGGATTAAGTGGCAGGACGAGATCTCCCTCAAGGAGATTGATGTACGGAACAACGCAGCAGCTGGTACTCCTGCCGCTACATTAACAAACCTGACGAATAGTGCTTCCAACCAGGTAGCAGTATTCAGTGGTGCTAATACTACCAGGGCAGACAATGACGAGGTTTACTTGTCGTTTAAGCTGGCAAATAGTGCCGCAGAATTGATTGAATATGGACGCATGACAGCGGTTGCAACAGATGTGACAGACGGGACAGAGGATGGGCAGATTGAATTTGATGTAATGAAAGCTGGAACGCTTACCAAGGTATGGACGATTACTTCCAGTGCATCTGCCGCCATGTCTTGGGATGTGAATGTAGATGCCCTGACAATAGGTTCAGGTGCAGACACGGATATCTCGCTGACCTTCGATGCGAACAGTGCTGATGGTGTTATCACATGGATGGAAGACGAGGACTACTTCAAGTTCTCAGATGACATACTAATGAACAGCACTGAGAAGATAAACTTCGGTGATGCTGGCACGTTCATTCATCAGTCAGCCGATGGTGTTTTAACTATCGAGTCAGACACCACGGTAGATATCAATGGGGCTGTCGCTCTTAATGGAGCAATTACCGGGGCTACCAACATCACATTGTCAGGAGAACTGGATGCAGCAACGCTAGATATATCGGGTGTAGTGCAAATAGATGGTGCGTTGACAGTAGGCGTAGATGATACAGGATTAGATGTTAAGTTCTTTGGGGCATCTGCCGGTGCGTATATGGAGTGGGATGAAAGTGCAGACCAGTTAAGAATTATGGGTGCATCTGCGGATGCAACTACTAGTACAGGAAAACTTCTATTAGCCACATCACTGACAGACATAAATGCCAATGATGTCATAGGAAAGATAGAGTTCCAAGCACCCCATGAAGCTGGTGGCACAGATGCTATTACTGTAGCAGCTTCCATACAGGCTATTGCACAGGGTACGTTCAGTTCCTCTGTCAATGCGACAGACTTAATATTCTACACTGGACATTCAGAGGCAGCTACTGAGAAGTTTAGGTTTACCAGTCAGGGAGAACTTGGTGTAGGTGGGGCAAACTATGGTACTGTCCTAACATCTACAGGAGCAGGAACTGCACCTGCATGGGAAGATGTTTCTGGAGCCGTGTCTGCTGTAGCAAATGGGGCAGACAACAGGGTTGCTACCTTCAGTTCCTCGACTGCGTTGAATGGTGAAGCCAGCCTGACGTTTGATGGAAGTGATCTTACTTTAGCTAATGATGTAGGTCTAATATTTGGTGACTCAGGGGAGAAAATAGAGGGTGATGGCACAGATTTATTCCTGACGGCCAACAAGTTCAATGTTGCTGTCGCTGGAGCTGCTGGTGGTCTACAGCTAGGTGGTACCGTTGTAGGGTATGGATACCCACTACTCACGGTATTTAAGCCTTCGTATCAAGATACAGCTATATCATGTGGAAGACCAGACAACGGTCCGCTGATAAGGTTTGCTAATGGCGATGACTTCCATCTTTCGGGAAACGAAAGAGGTACTATTGCCGTTGATGGATCTTCTACTGCGTATAACACCTCATCTGACTATAGACTAAAGGAGAACGAGACAGCTATATCAGATGGACTGACAAGGGTTAAGGCACTCAAGCCGTACAGGTTTAACTTCAAGGCTGACACTGGCACAACCCGTGACGGGTTTTTCGCACATGAAGCAGCCACTGTTGTCCCTGAATCAGTAACAGGGGCAAAGGATGCTACAAGGGATGGTGGCCCAGCATACCAAGGTATGGATAACTCGAAACTTGTTCCCATTCTTGTAGCAGCATTGAAGGAAATAGATGCAAGAGTTACAGCATTAGAATAAAATAATAGGAATAAGGAGATAGGAATATGATTAAAAGGAACCACGCATGTACGTTGGCAGAAGATGTTGCAGAACTAATAAAAAATAGTAGGAATGTTTCAATGGTCGAGATAATGAGGTTGGCAGGAGATGAAGGGAAGGGTGATAGTGTATTAAAGCTCAAGCCTAGAGCTGATACCAATGTGAATGTGGGAAACATCTTCATCTGGACAGGTATGTCAGAAGAACTAGTGGATGCGATAACGGGGCTATGGAACAATAGGTTAATCCATCCGCACCCTACTTTCATGCTGTTTGGTAAAGAACCTATGGTCTACCTTGGGCATATGTTGAAGCTCCCCATCGTCAGGAACGTACCAAAGAATGGCTACAACAAACCACACTGGCTTCCTGCTGTATTTGAACCAGGAAGACGGTGTCCTGATGATCCCGTATGCCCACAG